TGAGTGGCGCTGACCTGAGTGGCGCTGCTATCTATTACTCGGACGGTAATTTTGACGTCAATTATCGTAGAGGTTATTTCTTGAGTCTCACGAACCTTGAAGAAATTGAAACGGAGATGCATCACGATGTTAAAAGCTGTCGTCGATGGTCGTTTACCTGGAAAAACGTTTTGAGAATCAAGAGCTGGAAGCTGAAGCCTGCCGCTGGATCTTTTGAAGCGATAGCTAAAAATGCTAGCGCCGCGGCAAAGGCAATTGCTGACGGCGTGAAATCTCAGAGTAATGACGAGAAATGCGCGCAGTCTGAAACGCCAGGGGTTAAAGTTGGCGACAGGGTTGCATTTAAGTATGGTGACGAACCAACAGAAGCTCTATGTGGCGATGTGATTGCGACGAAAGGTAGCGAAGCGGTGGTTGAGGTGAGCCAGCTATTGGGGCGCCGAGCATTCATTCTACCGTTTGATAAGCTGATCGTCATTCCGCCGAAATCACAAGAGCAATCGAACGATTGAGAGGTTTATGACTGAAGTGGAACGCTTGACTACTTGATAAAACAGTCAAAGCATTTTATAGCTAGGCGCTGGTGAGATTGAGCGGTTGGGAGGCCGCGATTGCCAGCGCCTAATCTGTATATTTCAGAGGTAGAGGAGGGATAACAAACATGGTCAAATGGCTAAAAATCGACAAACAAGACAAGACGAGGCGACGCCGTCAGGAGATTGGGCAGGTCGCCATTTATTATATTTCAAAACAGGCAATTATTATTGGTGACGAGCGAAAATGCAAGCCGTTGTCGCACTACATTCTCTTGCAATCTTGGCAAGACCGAAACAAGAAACCATACCAAAATATGCTGCGCAAATTGAGGAACACGAAAGATTTGACTTTCATGCAAGCACAGCTCATCGCAAATAGTTACGACGTACACATCTCAGCCGTTTCCGAGCAGTCAATACCAAAAGAACTACGCGTCAATCTCTAGAATTATAATCATGAAAGATGACTTCAAATCATGCCCTAAATGCGGCCGAAAGTATAAGCGGCAAGATAACTACGATGTTCACGTAGCCAGTTGCAATCGTACGTCACCATCAACTCATGGCGGTGCTAGGAAGGGCAGCGGCGGAGTCAAGGGCAAAAAGACTCAAAAGGTTCTCGACCGGATGAAAGAGAAGCAGAGGATTTTAGACCGAATCACCAGAAACGCTGACAAGCTGTATGAAGCACAGTTCCGACTGGCGACAGGCGTGCAGCTGCTGTTCGTTATAAAGACCGACCGCAAAGGCAACCGACTACCGGCTGAGCAAGTTACTGACCCTGAGACTATTGCGGCATTTCTCGATGGCGAGCTGGACGGCGTGGACGACGAGTATTATTTCATCGCTACGCAGAAGCCAGATAACAAAGCTATTAAAGACATGCTCGACCGAGCATTCGGCAAGCCAGTTGATCACGTTGACCTATCTGTCGATGTTCGCGAGAAGCAGCCGCCAAAGATCGTCTCGACTATCAAGCCGCGCAAAACGAAAGGCGAGTAGTTCATGTCGCTAGAATTAAAGCCGAAGCAGCAAAGTGTTGTCGATATTATTAACGACTGTCCCGAGGTCGATACTATTTATTTGATTGGTGCAGTTGGCACTGGCAAGACAGACATTGCGGCGAGTGTCGGCATCGATATTTGTGACACGTTTGAGAAGACCTACTGGACAGTGTTTCGTAAGAATATCAGCACGGCGAAGCGATCGGTAATTCCGTCGTATCTGACGATGCTCGACCGCAAGAACTTCAAGGAGGGCGAGGACTACACATACAACGGCCAAGATTATGAGATTAAGTTCCCAAACGGCTCAAAGATTGGCTTTGTGGAAGCGGACGAGACAAAAGACAGGAACGGGCAGAAGATTAAAGGTATCAACGCCAGTGCTAGTCATATTGACGAGGCTGACGAATTGTCACTGACAATGTTTACCACAGCTAGATCCCGTAAAGGCCGCCGCAACACCAACGGGCAGCCGAGCATCGCTATTATCACTCTAAATCCAAATGATGTTGAGCACATTAAAGAGGTGTACATGCGTTGGAAATACGGCGGGAATGGTAAATATGAGCCGCTACCGCCAAATATTCGCGTGGTCGAGTTTGACTTGTCTGATTCATGGCAGATGCAATCAGACATTGACGCCATGATGACCAACCCGACGTGGTGGGTCGAACGGTACCTGAAAAACAACTGGGAATACCAAGACGAGAGCAAGACGATATTCCGATCAAGCATATTTGCCAAGGCTGTCGTCAAAAGTTATAAACCAGGTCGCAAGACGACTGGATACGACGTGGCACGTGATGGTGTTGACTGTAGCGTGGCGGCAGACTGGGAGAACCTGACACTGATTGACGGCATTATTACCAAAGAATCAAACGAACAAATGGAAACTGGCAAACAGGCAGAGCTACTGATTGATCATTCAGATAACTTCGCGATTGGCTACGAGAATATTGCAGTTGACGGGGTGGGTGTTGGCGTTGGCGTTATCGATGGCGGCAAAGACCGCGGCGCTGAGTTCGCGGTGTTTAAGTCTGGCTTTTCGCCCGACCCATTCCTGACATTCGATGACGAGCCAAAGAGCCGAGAGGACGCTGAGCGTTCACAGGAGCTGATGGCGTTTAACAATTTGCGATCACAGGTGGCGTACATGCTGGCAATGGGGCTGGATAGCGGCAAGGTGAAAATTCTCGAGAGCTTTCCATTCCTCAATGAGTTTATTAAAGAGGCACAGATGCACCACCACGAATATAAGGATAAGATGTTCGTGTTGGAGTCCAAGGAATCAATCAAGAAGCGGCTCGGCAAATCGCCTGACATATTCGATTCGGTATTGATGGGCTTTTGGCTACAACTGAAGCACGAGGTAGTGATGGAGTGGGGCGGAATTATGTAATCCGTATATTTACAGTTAGAGGACTATATGAAATTGAAAGACTTTTTGCGCAAATTAAAGTTTCAAAAGCCAGACAAGGACACTGTCATTGAGGCGTGGATAGGACTGCTGATGTTTGTCGGTGTGCCATTCTGTATTTGGCTATATTGTGGCGGCAAGGTCGCCACGGTGGTATTTGTCAGCGTACAGCTGATATTTTGGTCGGTTTATTTATACAGGAGCAATAAGTAGATGGGAATTATTAAAACAGCCATGGGGTTAAGGGGCGAGCGACGTGTGAGTGGTGTTGACCCCGCTTTTCAGAGATTATCAATGTTTGATCACTACCGTGCCAGTAGTTACGCGACGGCTTACCCTAATATCCGCACGATTGCCAACAAATATATGACGGTGCGGCCGTTTGCGATTGACGGCAACGGTAAGCAAGTGCCGCATGAAGTCATCAATGCACTGTACCACCCAAACAAATCCGACAGTTCCGTGGCGTTTGCTGAAAAGGTGGCCGTATCGACATTGTCTCTGCGGAAGACGTACATTTTGGTTTGGAGCAACTATGGCGGATTAGCAAAGCCTGGCGGTGATTTTATGGGGCAGGGCGGTAGGAGTATTGCCGGCTTTACGTTCCTGGAGTTTCCACGAGTTTCTAGGGTTGGCGGCAAAACAACATACACGGTTGGCTCGCAGACGTTCACTGAAGACGAAGTGCTGGTGCTACCTGGCGGCGTTGATCCAAACGATCTGTACGCTGGCTATTCGCCGTCTGAAGCATCACGCCGTTGGGCGACACTTGACGACTACATTGCCGATTTCCAGGCCGGCTTTTTCGAGAATGGAGCAGTGCCGGCTGGTCAGTTCATCATTACCGCACCAACACGGCAATCATTCCAAGAGAGCGTGGCGATGCTACAGGACGCTCATCGCGGAGCTGGTAGCAACAACAATGTCACCTACACGCACCGACCGGTTGACTCCAAGACCGGCAAGCCGTCGACTACAGCGGCCGTTGAGTGGGTGCCGTTTTCACAACCGAATAAAGATATTGATTTTGAGAACTTATTTAAGCAGGTGGACAGGCGGATCGATACGTCATTTGGTGTTTCGGCCATTATGAAAGGTATTGATGACACTGCGACATACGCCAACGCACAGGTGTCAAAGCAGGTATTCGCCGAGAACGTCGTTGATCCATTGCTACTACGCAACTACACACAGTTGACGCACGAGCTAAACCGAATCACTGGCGGCATGGGCATAGCCATTACCTACGAGTTTGTTATTCCGCAGGTTGTTGACGAGGTTAAGGTACAGGCTGAGGCTGATGATATTCGTATCAATTCCATTTTGAAGCTAGAGGCAGCAGGCTACAGCACTGAGAGCATCATTGATGCGCTAAAGCTACCTAATAATTTCAAGCTATTGCGTAAGGGTGACTACCAGCCTCCAGAGATTGAAAATGACAAGCCAGATGTTGACGAGGGAGATGAAGTGGCAGACGCACCAGATCGCCGCAAGGTTGGCGACACGGGGGTTTGGGGAGAAGCGAACGGCACCAGCCCAAAAGCATCAGCCGATAATCAGCCGCAGACGCTCGATGACTTTGAGCAACTGATTTATAACGCAACGACTGAGTTTATGCAGAAACAAGTCGACCGAGCTATCGCTGAGTCTCGTCAGGTGGCTGAAAACAGTACCGAGGAAGACGACGAGCAGAACGAGTTTGCTGAGGCACTGCTACTGATCATCGTGGCGTTGATGATTGTGCAAGGTGCGATTTACTTTGAGGACGGCAAGCAACTATTGATAGATAACGGCGTGTCCACGGCCGAGCTAACAGGCTTTGTGGTGGCAGCATCAACACAGGAAGCATACCGAGCATATCTACTAAATGTGGCTCGCTCATACGCCGATGATACGGCCGCCTCAATCCGCCGCGTGCTTGATCATGCGGCATCGCACAGCTGGGCACAGTCCGAATTGGAGGAGAAGCTGCGAGGTATTATGAAGACCGACGAATGGCGAGTGCAGCGAATGGCTCGCACTGAGATATCACGGGCTGATGCACTGTCGAGTGTTGAAGCCATGAAACAGGTGCAAAACCAAACAGGAACGCTGATCGAAAAAGCTATGGAGAGCGAGACCGGCAAGCCGTGTGAGTTTTGTGCAACGCTAATCGATAAGTGGGTGGCAGTTGATGAGCCAATCCTAAATCTGAATGAGGCAATCATTGGCAGGGACGGCGGTATATTTATCAACAACTTTGCACAAAACGATGGCTATGATGTCCACCCAAACGGTCATTGCCACCCGAAGTACCGCGTTGTCAAGGCGTATCTCAATGCTGAGAGGCAAATCATCGATGATGAGATGGCTGATCTGGATTTGCGATGCGAGGAGTGCGGCCGCTACCTAAACGTCAAGGGTGTCACGCAGATGATCGCACAGGTGCGTTGTAGCAATGCGAAGTGTAAGCATATCAATAATATTAAGATTGTCAACGCCACCTCGACAGACGACCAGGTGCGTTATGAGTTCGATAAATCGTAATCTGTAGTCTTAGAAATAAGACGAGAGCAAAACGCTCAAATTGGACGGGCAAGCAGGAGTCGAAGCATTAACTTTAACAAGGAAAAAAGCATGAAATTCTGGAAGTGGAGCAATTCCGTTTCATCGAATAATCAAGAGCTTATACTTGACGGGCCTATCGCGAGCGATACCTGGTGGGGCGACGAAGTCACACCCGACCTCTTTCGCGAAGAACTCAAGCAGCACGCGGGCGATCTGACAGTTGTCATTAACAGCCCCGGTGGTGATGTGTTCGCAGGCTTGGCGATTTATAACGCACTTGTGAATCATAACGGAAATGTCACTGTCAGGGTTGATGGTTTAACGGCGTCGATTGCATCAGTAATTGCGATGGCAGGCGACAAGATTATCATGTCGCCAGGCTCAATGATTATGATTCACCGCCCGTCCGTTTATGCGGCTGGCACAGTGGATGACATGGAGAAAGCCAAAGATGTGCTGATGAAAATCGAGGAGGGCATCACGCCTATCTACGCCAAACGGACAGGGCTGAGCGATGAAAAGATCGCTGAGCTGTTGGAAGCGGAAACGTGGATGCTGGCTGATAAGGCTGTCGAGCTCGGTTTTGCCGATGAGGTGTCTGAAGCACCAGAGAAGCAAAAGCAAGACGAGGGTGTACAGAATGCGATGGGTATGAACTTTGCATTCAGTATGTCGGCAGTCAAGCAGGCAGATGCCAAGCCAATGCAGAGCCTGGTTGAACAGATCAAGGCGAAAGCAGAGGCGGAGGCAGCCAAGGCGGCAGAGCCAGCCGAGGAAACGACGACTGAACCTGAAACGAAAACTGACGAACCAGCGGCACCGGAAGCCGCGCCAGAGGCAGAGCCTGCTGACGAAGCTGAGCAATCAGTACCGGATGAACCAACTGATAACAATCCTGAGGAGGATACGGAAATGGATCCGAAAGATATTGCAAAGATGCAAGTTAAAGAACCAGCTGATCCAGCAGCTGTCGACAAAGGTACTGTCGTAAACTACCTGGACACGCCAAAGGCATTAGAAGATTTTGCTGACGTGCTGGTAGCACAGGCAGGTGCTGGTGCGGCCGCTGTTCGTGAAGCGTGGATGGACAAGCTTGAGGCCAACGGCGTACAGATGGCTGTTACTGGTGCTGACAAATTATTCCCAGCCCCAGTTGTTGAGGCGGTCGAGAGTGCGTTTAAGGCTGGCGGCCCAATTTGGAACCTAGTCGATAAAACTGGACTTGATGCCTACAACACCGCTTGGGATACCAATACTGACGGTGCGTTGGGACACCAGGCAGGCAAAGACAAGAAAGAGGCTACAATTGCTATCGAGAACCGCGTGCTCGAAGGTCAGTATATCTACAAGTACCTCACCCTGGACAAAGAGACTATTCGCAAGAACAAGAGTACTGGCGCGCTGTTGCGTTACGTATTGCAAGAGTTGCCAAAGCGGATTATTGCGTCAATCGAGCGTGCAGTGGTTATTGGAGATGGTTTAGAGGACACTAGCGACGACAAGATTAAATCGTTTGTGTCTGTCAAGGCTGACGCTAAGGCTGGCAACGTGTTTGCGAAAACCTACACACCGAAAGCCAAAGAAAGCCGCCGTACTTCAATTCTGAATGCGATGGACTTGATTGAAGCCGAGGGTGATGTCTATATTGTTGCAAAACGCGGCTACATCACTTCGTTGAAAGACGAGCGTGGTAGCGATGGTCACATGCTGTATACGCCAGGCGTTAATATCCTAGAGGATTTGGAGTTGGCTGGTAAAATCACGCCGCAGTGGTTTAACGACACCAACGACGCCGACAACGATGCATACTTGATCGTGTTCAACAAGTACAAGGTGGTCGGCGATCAATCAATCGAGAGCTACACCAACTTTGCGTTGAAGCAGAATAAGCACGAATACTTGCAGGAAATCTTCGCAGGTGGTGGCTTGAGCGGCATCGCGACAGCAGTGGCTATTAAACATGTAGCCTAACAGAGAGGGGCGTAAGAGATGGCAGCATTGGTAACTAAAGAAGATATCGAGGGCGTACTTTTACGCCCCCTTTCTGATACCGAGAATAAGCACTTTGAGCGGCTATTACAGCAGGTGACGGAGACGCTGGAAACGCTGCTGGATGTCAAAATGCAGGGCGAGGCAAATACGCCGCGTCGTTATGAGACAACTTGCGGCTCGCGTTTCCTGATCGTCGATCCGTTCACTAGTCTATTGCCAGAGGTGACGACAGAAAGCGGTATGCCGCTGGTGGTCAAGTCAGTGAGTCAAGGCGACGAACTGAACGCCAGCTGGTTCAATATCATCGAGATGGTTGATCCACTATCCGCTGATTACTACACCGTCAAGGCGGCGTGGGGATATGGCGAGCCGTTGCCATACGGATTGAAAATCCTCATTGCACGGCTATTTGACACGCTGTCAATAGCTAATCAAGGTAGTTTTTACAACAACGTAAAATCTGAAACAGTGCTGAGTCATTCAGTAACGTATGACAACACCAAGCAAGTTATTGATCAGTTCGCGGAGGCAAACGTTGATCTACTGGCAAAGTTTGTAAAGCCAATCAGCAGTTGCGTGGTGTCTGGCTACACTGATACGCCACTGAGCCAGCGTGGAGTCCGTCGTCATGATATTCCGCGATAGCATCACCTTGGTCGCACCCGTAGACGGTGTATACCGCCAGACGGGAGGCGAGCGACACAGCGTGAAGTGTGTCATCGAGCAGATAAGTGGCTTGACCCGTGGCGGCAGCTACGACGCTATGACGGGCGACGCTAGAGCGTATCTGGATGACCGAGATAGCTGGCTGTCATCAACTGGATACTCGATCGAGGGATATTTCGCCGAGGTGACGTTGTTTGGCGTTAAGCGGGTGTACCGCGTCGCTAACGTAGCAGTCGGCAGGGCAGTTATCACCAGCGGCAAAGTGCAGCACGTTGAAATTGAGCTAGCAAGGCTCGACAGGGAGGTGTAATTATGCCGGTCATCGACAATACGGTCGCTGTCAAACGATTCTTTCAGAATCAGGCAGCGACAGGGTTGAACGCAATGGCGAATCACACTCTGACAGTAGCTAACCTCACCGCACCATTCAAGCATAGGGGGTCGCTCAAGTCCCGCAATGTCGAGGTGCGGCGAATCGGTAGAGACGCTATCAGATTGACATGGAAGCCAGTCTACTCGCAGTACCAGAACCGCGGCAGGCGTGCGAATGGCACTCATGTGGTACGTAAGTATACCACGGCCGGCACTGGCAAAGGTTTCGTTGACGAAGGTGTGAGAAGCACCATGAAAGATTACAAGAGGTTTTTTAGATGAATGTAGCATTGGAGATCGCAAAAGTAGTGGCTACTGCCATTGGCGGGGAGCTTGGCAAAAATGTGTTTGTCGGGCGGTTGCCGGCAAGTAATAGCCAGGACGGCATGGTGGCGGTTGCGGCTAGCGGCGGTGAATACGACGGCGGTAGTTTGGGTAATACCAAATTGACCACCGAGCTAACGATCACCGTAGTGAAAGCCGATGCGGCCGAGCTGTACGAGCTTGACAGCAAGCTGAGAACGGCATTGATGCAGTTGCCATACACTGACGCGAGATTCATTCGTGTGAGCGTATTTCCGATACAAGACAGTGCCTACGAAGCCTCTGAACTACGGATGGGGGTATGGAGTGCCCAATCTGTAACATTAGTTTTGAAAGATTAAGTTTTTTAAGGAGAAAAAGCAATGGCAATTGAATATTCTGGTCTGACACACGATTTATATTTTGGTACAAAAGACGGCAAGAATTTTAAGAAAATTCTGGGAGTACACGATCTCGAACCAGACAATGACGATGACAAGGTGACGCGCGATTTTATAGACGGCACAAGCCTAAAAGTGGTCAAGAAGTTTACTTCAAGTATGAAGTTTAAAGTTACCGATATTGGTCAGGAGAACTTGAAGAATATCGTACCAGGTCATGTTTATGACAGTGGTGAGAGAATCGACAACGTAGACGGTGTTACTGTCGGCACGAATGGTGCAGTTCAAGTTGGATTAAAAAAGGGCTCTTCGACACAAGTGCCTGGTACCTTGAAACTGGTACCTAAATTGGCATCACAGGCGAAGCATACTATTTATATTTTAGATGCAGACGCAACATTAACTGACTGGTCGCTGGAAGATGGCTTGACTGAGTACGAAGTTACTGTCAACGGTCAGTTTGTCGAGGGCGACCTGACATTTGCGTAACAGGGGCGACACGGTGCTAAAAACACCGTGTCAATAGGTAATTTAACAAAAAGTAATGTAGTTTTTACAACTATGGAATGGAGGATGAGATGGCGTTTAAGTTTAATAAAACTCAAAGCCAGACTAATGTGCCGCGTGTTGTCATGGCACTTGAAATGAGCGACAACGGCAACGTGAGCACCTTGAAATATGTCGTTCCGCGTCTAAGCCGTACAAAAGTGGTTGCAGCTCAATATGATGCTAGGCGTAGCGTCAAGGGTGTGGGCGGTGCACAGCTACAGGCAATAGTTTCCAATTCGCTAAGTGGCGAGCTGCTTTCTAGTCTAGAACCAATTGATGGTGCGCCAGAAGTAGATAAACTCGTCGAGTTAATCGGAGATGAAAATCTCGAAGCATTCATGACAGAGCTATTTAGGCTCGCAACTGAAGATTACGCAACACTGCGCGCTGAGGGGGTCGAGGTATTGCAGTAATGAAAGACCACGAGCAGCAGTACGATCCAGAAAAACTAGCCTTGCTGATTGAAAAACAGACCAAGGATATTTTGAAGAATCAGAAAATCACCGCTGCTGCTCTAGTTTACTACTATCAAATATCGTTTGCTGAGGCGGTAGAGATGCCATACGGAGACTCTGAATTATTAATCAAAGCAGCTCGTGTATTCAAGGCACAAGAGGCGTTACAGCAAATGGCAATAATAACCGCTGCGATTGGCGGTAAGAAAGCTAATAAGTTGATTAGTTTGTTGGAGAAGCAGGCAAAATGGTAGGGTTATTTGGCAGATTCAAGGTATTTTTCCAGACGAGACTCAAACTCGTCAATATTTTCAATGTCGGAGATGACAAGCGAACCACCAATGATTTTTTCGCCAATCGTCGTAATCCCGATGGTATTGCCATTTCGCACAAAGCCCTCTATCGTTCGATAATTGATTGTACGAGTGAGCCTGCCATTTCTGAACTTGATGGCGGTATCTGTCAGCTCAAAAGAAACGTTGCGGTATTTTCTATAGGCGAGCCAAGCGGTTACACCAAATGTAATCATGTGCAGCCAAAACCAAAAAACCAGCTTTTTTATGAGCCACTTTTTAGACAGATGATATTGTTTATTCATTTAAGAGTTCCTTTCGTCTTATACCACAATCATAGCATAGACAGGGTAATAACGTCATGAACCAAGGCGAGATTATTATCACATATCGTGTTGATTCGAGTGGTGCAATCACCGCTATGAGCAATGTCCAAAAAAAGATGCACGAGAGCGAGAGAAATCTCAACTCGACTCAATCAAAATATGGCAAGTTTTTTGACGGGCTAAATCAGGGCTTTGGTGGCGTTGCTAATACGATAAAAAAATTTGGTATCGTCGCTGCCGGTGTTATCGGTGGCGGTACATTTGGTGCAAAACAGTTTATCGACCTCGCCAGTGGCTTGCAAACAACACAAGCGCAGATGGCGTCGCTCACTGGGTCAACCGAGGCGGCCAACAAGGTTTTTGGTCAACTGTACAACCAGGTGCTCGGTAAGCCGATAGCCTTTCCAGACGCCTCAAAGGCAGCCTCTACTTTGCTAGGGTATGGACGCACAGCACAACAAGTCATACCAGACATGGACACCTTAGGCAGACTGTCTATCGTTTCTGGTGCAAATTTGCAGAATTTGGCACTAGTTTTTGGACAGGTTACGAGCCGTG